TGTTGCAAATCCCGGCTGGCCTAAAAGCTCAAGAGAGTTTAGGTTTGTATTTAGGCCACCACGACAAGAAAAGCCAAAAGCTTGAGACATTAAACAAACCTCACGCGGTCATCTTTAATGTAAAAGGGTTCAGGAACCATTAAGTTTGCTTTCATTAGCCGTAAGCCACGACGATATTCTTCGTTAGCCAAGGCTGCAGGCTGAACAGCTTCTTTGAATTGATGCACAAAATATCTAGCCCTTGCTAAAAGTACAGTTTTATATACATCAGGAAAAACAATTTCATCTGAGTAAGCTGACAGTTGTGTAGGTTGAGTATACGCATAAAACCAGACGCGATATACTTTGTCTGGAATTGGGCTTAGTCCAAGCATACGACCATCAGGACTACGAATAACTCTTTTTGGTTCGCCTCCATTTGCATCTTCTGCATCGTCGGCGTTTTCTTTAGCCCGATAAAAATCTTTCCACTCTTCGATGGTTGTAAATCGTAAGTTCTTTGCTGTGTAAGGGGCTGATTCGCCTGTTACACCCACGGTTGTCAAATAAAAATTATCCCAATCAACAGAGCCATAATCATCTAAAATAGAATCACTTGCTGGCTTTAACTCGTACCAACGAGTATTTGCAACTGTTTCTATATATGTGTTACCATACATAGGATCAGTCGTTCCACTATCACCTACAGACAAAAAGGGCCATTGTGGTTCTTCAAGGACAATATCAAGATACGCCCTGTTGATACAATCTTTTGCATGAGCCTGTACACCAATTGCAGAAGAAAAATTACTAGTAGTCAGCGGGACTTCATTCATTTCTCGCAAAAGCTCATTTGTTAGCTGTAAGTAATTAGTTGCCATTATTTTTTGTGAACCTTTTGAATTGGAAAGTCTACGGCTTTAGAAGCTCCTTTGTGGGCTTTGTAACCGTCTTTAGGATCTTTCATTAGCTTGAAGCTTTTACCGCTTTTCATCCAATGATAGCCTTCTGGGGCTTTTACTTTCATTTTTCTTTCATGGACTCGTTGTGGTCTGGAGACATTTGCTTGGCCTCCATTTCCATAATGTTGTTATAGTCATGGGCCATGCCGCCTTTAGCCATCATGTTCCGCTTTGAGCCGTATCCACCGCCCATATACATAGAACGCTTTTTACCGCCCATCATGTAGCCCATTCGCTTTTTATCTTTCATTTTTTTCTTCCTTATCTTTTTTGCCAAATATTTTATCGTAGTTGTCTGAATACTTTTTGTGATCTATATTTCTATAGCGTCCTCTTTTGTTTTCAGTCAACTTCATACTAATTGGCTTGTTAGGAGTTGAAATTAATGGCATTTTAAATCCTTTTAAAATAAAGGGAGGGGTATTTCACCCTCCCTCCAAAACATCTTAGTCGATGTTGTAGTAAGCACCAATGAGGGCTTCGTCGCGGAGAACCTTAGCTCCCCAAACGTGCAGGCCGCGAACAATGTCACCAAAGCTGCTGGGATCACGAATGACCTCAGTGCTAGTGATGGATTGTGCGGTTGCAACAGCACTCATGTGACCAGCCAGCATAAAGCCAGTTGCATTGCTTGTAGCAGGCATATTGTTTGACTTGTACATGGAGAATCCACGCAGCTTGCCAGAACTTACCAGACCGTTGCGGATAGAGCCTTGACCAGCGTTGAAGTCTACTGACAACAGCTTAGAACCACTCTGAGAGAGTTGCTCATAGAAGTCAGGAGAAGCTACAACCCAACGACCTTCTTCGGGTACGTTTTGGTCATCCAGCAAACGAGCCATACGAGCGAGTACATCCAAAGGATCAGTCTCGCCAGAAATGCCTACGTCAATAGCACCAGCGCCATCATATACACCAGCAGCCAAATCGGTAGCTGAGTCAGCACCAAGCGTGTGGTCAGGTGAAGATGCAGAAAGACCAGCTTGCATAATAGCAAACACGCCTTCGTCAAAAGCATCACGCAACGCATAAGCCGCTGAAGAAGATGCTACTTCTTTGAAATTAACGTGCGACATTTTGGTTTCAATGTCATCGACAATGAACTTAAATGCGTTTGCACGATCAACAACAAGAGTAAGCTCTTGGTCGGTCAGCTTAGTAGAAGTTACGTCTGCACCACGCTCGTACTGGTAGACGGTAATTACTGGCTCTTTGATGATGTTTACGCTATCACCAAAAGCAGCAATTTCGCCAGCGTAGTCAGTGTTAGTTACAGCTTCACAGACTGATGCCTTACGGAAGAAGTTAAGTACCTTCTTGCTGTAGACAGCAGGCAGGAAGAATGAGTTGTTTTGACCCGCAACCGAGTTTGCAAAGTTTGCATCGGTATCAGTTGCTGGCTCAAAATATTGATCACTTACGTTATAAGCCATGATTATTTACTCCAAAAAAGACAAGTTATTATCTTGCTACTCGTCCCTCGCGGATGGCTAGATCAATTTCTTCTTCGTAACGATCATATTCATCCAAGGACAGTGCAGCAATTTCCCGTTGTGTCCAAATTTTAGCTTGCTGTGGCTCAACACTTGTTGTTTTAGTTGATACCATATCAGCAGCATTGGACTTTGAAGGTCGTGACCTGCGCGTTGGAGCATTAATCGCAATGTTGTTTTCCATCTTATAAAGGTCGATAGCACGACTAGCTAATCCCACGTTGTCTGGGTTTTTATAAATCCAGCGTTGAATTTCTTCTGGCTGAACTTTGGCCCATTCGTGGAACCTGTCATCACCCCTAATATCTTCAAAATCAGGGTGTCGCTCTCGTAGTTTAACTTCAGCATCACGCTTAGACATTTCTGCTTCGCGCTTTTCAATTACTGAAAGCTTTTGTTGAAGGGCATTCATCTGCTCTTCGCTACGCATATGAGCAACTGTTTCGACAGTATCATATAGATCAGGATATTCTTGTTTAAAGCGTTCAAGATCTTCGATGCTTTTTGGTGGCTGATACTGCGGTTGTGCAGATCGTGCCATAGCTTCTAGCTCTTCTTCACGCTGTTTAAACTCTGAAATTTTCTGATCGTAATGTTTTTTTAGATCGTCATATCTCTTTTTATAATTGGTGCGAGCCGCTTTAGGTTTTTGAGGGGTTCCGTCTTCTTCGGAAGTAGCCTCTTGCTGCTCTTCAAAAAACAATGAATCTGCACTTTGCATAGGTGGCCCATCTGGTGTGTGCCATTCTTTTCTTGCATTGTACGGATTTGCTTGCGGTTCTTGTTCTTCGCTCATGTCACTTCTCCTTTATGGGGCTTGTTGTCTTTCAAGGTGGCTGTATTAATGCGCTATTTAATACAGGGTCTTGATACTACAAGGTGGCCTCAAGGTTATAAAATGATAAGGGGCTAGATGTTCTAGGTAGCCTTATCGGTTCATAAGACTAGGCATTCGGCTTGAGTAAAGCATTTGACGCTCTACATCGTCTTCAGTTTCCTTTTGAACAGCATATGGACTTGTAGTGTCCATAATTTGTCCTTGAGGATCTTCAGCCATTCCACCTTCTGCCATAGCCATAAGACCGCCATCGTAAGCACGTTCAGCATCATCCATCATCATTTGGAGATTGTCTGCGCCTATTTGGTCAGTCGCTTTTCGGGTGAATACAAATTCACCGTCCGATAGCCTTGCGGGTATCGAATCTGAGATGCCAGTTCCCGGCCCTTCAACTTCACCGGAACCAGCAAATTCTGTTGCACTAAGAATTACTTTATCTAAAATTTCTTCAAGACGAGGATCATCATCCAAAGCCTTAAATAAATATTCTTGTTCATCTTCTTCTAAGATTTCTTGAGTAACAAAATCTAAATACTCTTCTTCCATTTCATCATCAGGAAGCATATCTTCAGCTTGCTCTTCAGCCTCTTCTGGACTAATATTGTCATATGTATCTTCTGGAATTTCAGCAGGCATCATAATAGCAATGGCTGTTTCACCACCTTCTGCTTTTACTTCGCGTGGGCCAAGAGAAGCACCCACATCAGGAAGATCGCTACCAAAGATTTCAAGATCTTCGTCTGAAAGGTTATTCATAAACATTCTTGCGTCTTTAGCGTCAAGGGTATCTGCATAATCAAAAATGTCATCAATGCTATCAAACATTTCTAAGTTTTTAGCTACATCTGCAGGGTTCATGCCGCGAGCCATTTCGACTGCATCGGTCATTGACTCTTCGCCCATACCCATAGCTGCTCTAGACTTAGGAGAAAGTTTACTTACAAGAGCTTCGTACTCTTCGTCTGAAAGACTATCTAAAAACTGAGGATCTTTTGCTTCGTTGACGCGAATAATTTCTTCTGCTACTTCTGCGTC